ATCAGGCCCAGGCCGCGAGCGGTCTGCCAGGCACTCAGGAACACCCTACTGTCGCCATCGGCGGCCTTCCCGAGGCCCACGCCCAGCGCCAGCGCCAGACGTGGCGAGGCCGCCTGCGCAGTGGCCAGCAACTGATCCACCTCCACCGGCAGGGCATTGTTGAACTCGATCCACCGAGGCGGGTGCGTGGCCCTGTAATACGCCTCTCGCTCAGCGTCCGTCAGCTCTACCAGCTCCCACTGCTGCAGCCACTGGCCATCGGCCTCCACGGGCTCGGCCTCCACCACGCGATGAGTGGCGGGGCTGTGGCTGGGCCGGGGCTGCGGCACCACGCGGAACACGTCGTAATGCTCCAGCTCGCGGCTGCTCGGGCTGCTGCTGAACGACCGGGTCGGCTCATCGGCGCGGAGCTGGCCCAGAGAGTACGGCCAGCGGATTGGGTTCAGGCGGATTAGATCACTCATGGCTGAATAGCGATGGCGGCCACAACGTCCGCGTTAGTAGTGCCGTGGCACTCAATGCTGAGCCGAGCCACTTTGTTGGCCGGGATGCTGGCAGGCTTGGCCGAGACGAACACCCAATCCGTTGGGAAGGTCAGCGTTCTGCTGTTGGCTCCGGGGATCAGCCGCAGGCCGGTGCTGCGCCCGTTCGCCAGGTTGCTGGTGGTCAGCTCCAGGCTGCCGGTGAGTGTGATCGTGGCCACCTGCCCGTCGCTGGCCGCCAGGTCCAGCGCCACGCTGCTGGCGTAGGTGATCGCGCCGAAACCTGTTGCAGGCTGGAGACCCGCACTAGACGTGGAGACTACTTCGGGCCTCCCGCTTAGATCGCCATAGGCCCCAGTGAAGCCCACCCGGGCCATCGCCGCGCCGGTATTCACCAGAATCGTGCCGGTGTTGACGTTCACCCTCACTACGCTGCCGACCTGCTGCACTTCGCCAGATGCCGGGATCGTCGCCACCAGGGCGCCGCCAGCGCCGACATAGAGCTGATCGCCCAGTTGATAGCTGTTGGTATTGAACGGCCTTAGCTCGCCCAGGATCACGGCATCGCCATCGCCGTTGTTGGCAAGGGTGGTCTCCAGCACGCCGATCGCTGGCATTTTGAGCGGATCGGTCGGGTTGCAGGCCGCCACCGTGATTCGGTCGGTGTCGCCGACGCTGCCAATCGAATAGACCGCTGTGCCTGCTGTTAGCTGACCGCCGCTGGTGTTTCTGACGTGAACGTAAAGGTTCCCGGCGATGCTGCCGTGGATGTGGGGGATGACGACCGGCGCCGTGCCGGTGATCGTCAGGCCGGTGAAGGAGGGGGAATCGTCGGCGCCCAACTGATCGATTCGTGTCTTATCCGCTGCGCTTTGCAGGCCCGCCAGAGTGGTAGTGGCCTCAGGCAGCGTCGCGTCGTCTCCGGTGCTGCTGCGCACCTCTCTCGTTTCCGCGTCATAGCTCAGATTAGTTGGTTCTCCGGCTCCGCCTGGAGTAAGGAAAATTGCCATCAGACGTACTCCGTAACTTGAGCAGCGCCATTGGCACTGGCCCAGATGCCGTAGATGGCATTCGGAACAATGCACTGCTGATCGAGCAGCAGAAATGCCCCTGGCGGAACCTCAATAAAGCAGTTTGCGGTTGTTGCCGGATTGGTAAAGCTCAAATACAGCTTGCTGGTGCTGATATTGCTGATTGAGAAACCTTTGCGACTGGCGTTTGCTGCAAGGATCGTTACGCTGCTGGCACTGCTGGCCACACTGGTTGTGGTGGGAGTGCGAACAGGTACGGCGGTCTCGATTGGACCTTCTGTCTCTTCGACCGAAACCTTGAGATTCCCGCCTGCCGTGCAGTGAATATCGGTAAAATCACCATTCGGCTTCATTGCGGCCAAGACCGCCTTCACCAGTTCCGCATCTTTCTCCGCGCTGATTACATCGCCGATCCGATGACTAGAGGACTTGGTATATCCCTGTCGATAGAGTGTCTGTACTCTCGTGAAAGTAGAGGCGACAGCACCGTTGACAAACCGAACGCGGAAATAACGCCCACTAGGGGGCATGGAAAAGCTTTCCAGTCCTTCAGCCACCTTGTAGGAGTAAGACTCCATGGCCTGCCAGTTCGTCCCGTCTAACGACGCTTCAAACACAAGCCCGCCAGTGGCGGAATTCCGGTCCGAGAATACACACACCGTTACCGTGCCATATTCAAGGATTTCGTCTCCGGCTCCGCTGGCGTTCCAGTTCTCGTTGGGTGAGAGACCGCCCGACGTCTTACTGTTGTTAACACTTACGAAATATGGGAGTTGGACAGGAACTGGGTTATCTTGCTCGTTACTTATTTCTATCGCTGAACCGATTTCTATGCTAACCCCGTCTCCCGTCAACGGGTCGACCACATTTCCTTCGCTGTCAGCGAGCTGAATGACTTGGAACGTCCTCCCGCCAGCAATATTCAGCGCTTCGTCGTTAATCTGGCCTGGATTATTATAATTAGGGACCATTAACTCGTAATTTCGTAAATACTACTTAGCTTTCACCGCACCCGGGAATATCTTTTAAATTCTGGCGTTCAAGCAGATTAGTTGCCAGATCAGTAGGGAGTAAATACTCGCCTTCTTCCGTCCATTTCTGCCATCCCCATACATCTTCGTTGCATGTGCCGTGCGGGATTTGTTGTGCTGAGTCAGCCTCATTAGCACGCAGATTCCTTAAGGGGCCGGGATTTACTCTGTTCCGATTGCGTAGATATTCCGCCTGACTCAGCATCTGCCTTGTCAGACTCGAGGCTTGCGTCTCCCTCGAGCGATAATCAGAGTTTTGACGTACCTCAACCCACCTCAGGTACGGATTTATTTCAACCGCCATTTGACAACGACAAGCTTACCCTACGCAAAGCTTTCAACTTTTTACAGTTGGCGAAAAAACCGTTTAAAGACTTTTAGCCCGCACTTGTAAAAATGGCTTTGAGTTCTAAGACAATTAGAGAGATCGAGACGTCGGTTAATGACGGTCTTGACGAATTTGACTTCGGTCCTGCTGAAATCATCTCGGTGGAAATCGCGCCGGGTAAATTCCTGTCCCTGCACGAGCCGTCCGCCGAAGACTTGATTGAAATTACTTCCATCTCGAATGATGAGAAACTTGATGAGATCCAGGCGACGCTGAAAACGATTTGCATCTTGCATAGTCCGGAGAACGGGGGTAGAAAGCTCACCCTTAAGGATGCGAAACGTCTTCGCGCAAAACAAATCCGTCTCCTGGGCGAGGCGATTAACCAGCTTCTGGGGACGGATGACAAAGATATGAAAAGTGACGGTACAGGAGAGTTATGATTATACCGTTACTTGTTTAGACGAGGTGGGTAACGGGATAGTGTTTCGCGATGCGACAGGCGCGGACATCGAATTCTTTGACTATTTGTTATCGGATGACGGCAAAACTTTAAGCGCGGATTCCCTGGTCAAAGTGCTCAACCTTCTCAAGGTGTCAGAGTCTCCGACACGTATATCGCAACTTACCCCCCGCGCTATCCGCGCCTTGTACAAGGCGATATCAAATACCATTCTAGTTAACTACTTGGACAAAGAGTCCTGGCTCAGGCAATGCTATTCCATTCAAAACGGCTCGTTTCAAAATGTATCGGAAATGGAGAAAATCCCCCTGTCCAAGTTTGCCGCCATGTGCCTTATCCATAAAGAGGCGATGGATCAAATGAATAATCCACAAGGAAATGCAGAAGAACCCGTCAGTCCACAAGTTTAGCGCAGATGCTACGCCCGAAGAATTCTTGCACATGGCGTTAATATTATACGCGGTGTGTTTGAAGGCTGATATTACTGAACTTAACCGGTTTGTGGTATCCACTTCTAAGGTGATTGATTCAGAAGATTTTAATAAACTTGTACGCAGAGTGAGCAAGATGTTAGGCAAGAAACAGATCTTGAATGGTGAAGTTTTTTGTTCGGACTGGCTTGTAAACTCGTTATACGAATTATATCAGGGCATGGGAGTTGCAAATTAAGTGCAGGTAGTTGAAAGCTTAGTGATAAGTCTGTCAAAACGGAGAATTTGACCTTGGCAACTTCGATTACAGTCAATGCGGCTAACCTTAACCGGCCAGGGGTTTTTATCGCCCAGTCGGTGACCGGAGGTCTTCCGCAACCCATTGCGACCCATGCGGTCGGTTATTTGTTCGGTACGACCCCGGCCGAAGAGTATTACGGCGACAATGCAGAGGGAATCTACTCGTCCTTCCTGCCTTACACCCCGACTCAAGTCGCGTCGGCACAGGACTTTTTGAATCAGATTGGTGGATCGGCTCCTACCGGCAGTCGCGGCGCACTCACTACCTACGACTCGGTCAAAGCGTACTTCGACAACGTAGGTGTTAATGGAATTCTTTACTTTACACGAGTAACCCCGACGCCCGAGACGGTTATCGACCTGCAACCGAGTAGCGCTGGTGCGGGGTATAACGCCTTCGCGTTGAAGGTGAATGGCCGTTATTTCGGTACGCCTATTGGTGTTCCGGACGACGATGGTGATGAAATCAAAGTCATTACCACGACCGGTATTGACAAACTGGATAATGCTCGCGATCTGTACGAGTATTTGTCTAGTGGTAACTCGGACAGCTTCTCCGACTTCTATCGGGTCGAGCAGACTGCGGACGAAGCGCTGTTGGGCAGATTCCGCATTTTCGCCCGGGACAACTCAATGTTGCCGGAAATCGATGATTTCTTTGCCTATAACATCAGTGATACGCAATATGCGACTAAGCTTTCTCTGAATACCGCAGATATTATTAAAATTTACACCTCGGTGAAAGAGGTTAATTTCCGTTGTAACAGCCGCGACATCGCCACTGGCGAACCTGTTCTTTATGTGGACGGGTCGGCCCTGAGCTTGTTTGTTGCCGCCGCGAATAGCGACACCCCCGGCACTTATGATATGACCGATGCGGATGACAAGTCCTCCGCGCTTAAGGATTTCCTGGCCGATCAGGGTATTTATGCCAGTGTACCTAACGGCAAAATCGTTGCCATTAGCAAGGACTTTACGTCCGGTGTAGGGTCAGGTAATAAATGGCCCGATGCCGATGCCGCGTACTGGACTTACTCCACCTCAACCAGTAAGTTCACTAAGCTTGTGTCCGGCCTGAATGCTGTTGTTCCGACAGGCGCGATCAGTGCCGGTGTGCGAAGCGGTTATATGCCCGACTCGGTGCAAGTATTTTATATCCGCGTGGCGGGTGAGAATCGCGCACTGATTGTGAACGGTGCGGATCCGGATGAACTTGCAGAAAATCTCCGCGACGAGATTATCTCTATTCTGCAGGAGAAAGACCTTGACCAGTATTATAATGTCGAAGCGGTTTCTACCGGCTCTGAGTACTCGACAGGTGTCTACGCACCGAACAACGGATATCGAGTAATTAATAATCTCGTCTCGAGTCACGGCTCGCCCTTTATCCGTCCGGATATCAATGATATCGAACTGACGGGGACTGTTGCCGTTGCCGGTGGCAATGTCACTGGTGTCGGAACTTTGTTCACGCAAGAACTCGGTGTGGGGAGTGTGTTTGTGGCTGGTGGAACTCGGTTCACCGTAACCACGCTTACTAGCAACACCGCAATGGTGGTGACTCCGGCCACCATAACCGTGACCGCCGGTACCAAAGCCTTTGTTGATAAATCGTTTGCCAACGGCTTCTTCTCGCACGACTACATTCTTAAGGTAAAAATTACCTCCAAAAATGGGATTGTAAGTCCGGTACTTTCGGGAACTAATCGCCAAGGGCTTATTGACGAGAATGTGGTCAAGCTGACGTCTATTGATGAGAATGTAGGCTACGCGTCTTACAAAATGTCCGCCCAAGCCAAAGCTCAAGACTTTGTATATGCCATTGAAAAAGGTATGGGCGATGAGTACTACGCTCCCGGGTTCTTGTTTGCCCCTGAGGCATATAGAGAGCTTGCGTATGGGGCAGGCTCGGACCTCGCATCCAAGAGCGATGCGGCTGGCGAACGCCTGAAGGTCACACAGACGCTTGTGGCGGCTGCCGAAGGGCGTTTTGGTACCACCGAAGGTATTACGAACACCCAGCACATGGCGTTGATCGATTGCGGTGGGGACATTGAAAACGTGTCCGAAGCGCAAGATGAACTCAGCCTTATTAAGCGTGTCGTGGGCGTTCCCTTCGGGCATGCCGCTTACTTTGCACCGTACCTTCGTAATACGGACGATCGCTTCGTGCCCGCAAGCGGTTACGTGGCCGGTATCGCCTCCAGCCGTTACATCAACGAGGGATTCCAGCAGCCCCCTGCCGGTTCTCGTTACCCGCTGCGCGGCGTAAACGATGTCAAATTCAAAATCAGTGCTCAGCAGCAAGAAGTTACTTACGCCTTGGGTCTTAATCCAATCCGTTCGCTTCCTAACCGTGGAATTGTGGTCTGGGGTTCTCGAACTCTGTCCAGTTCTCCGCTGTTCCGCTTCGTCAATACCCGCGTAATCCTCAACGCGTTGATTGATGTTATGAATCGCAGCTTTGATGACATTCTCTTCGAAAGTATTGACTCTGCCGGTACGGTGTACAGCAAAGTAAGTTCGATTGCGACACAAGTCCTAAACCAGTTCTATAACCAAGGTGCGCTGTTTGGCTCTGTACCCGAGCAAGCTTATCTCGTGGTTTGTGGCGATTCTAATAACTCTCCCGAACTTCTCGAGCAGGGTACTGTTCGAATGGATGCTTATGTCGCGACAAGCCCGACCCTTGAACGGCTTGCTATTACGATTGTTCGCACGCCGCTTGGTCAGGTATCTCTCCTGAGCGATTCGTTCAGCCGGAACGGTGAAAGGTTCGACGCCTTCTTACGGGCGACCAACCTAGGCGTGTAAAGCAAAGTATATGGCCAGACGTTTTAAAGGTCAGTTAGGGGGTGAAGAGGTTTTAAACGCCTCTTCCCCTTTGACAGAACAACAACCCAAACGGGTTGTTTATGTCGAGCTGTTCAGGTCCGGACCGCAGATTAGTTCTACGGGCCAGAAAATGGTATTTGAGGAGGGAGATCTTGATCAGGTTGTCACTAGCTACAACCCGAACAAGCACGAAGCTCCTTTAATTATCGGACATGAGCAAGATGACGCGACCCCGGCCCTTGGCTGGGTTCGTGAAGTCTGGCGCAAAGGTAAGTCGCTTTGGGGCAAGGTCGAACTTACCCCCAAAGCTGAAAGGCTTATTCGTGACGGCGTCTTTAAAAAGGTAAGTAGCTCGTTCTATTTGCCCGACGCTGACACCAACCCCGCTCCGGGCAGTCTATGCCTGCGCCACCTCGGACTTGTGTCCATCCCAGCGGTAAAAGGTCTTACAGCCTTTTCCGAAACTAACCCCGAAGGCTCGATCACAATAACTCCAAGGGAGTCTTCTATTTCATTCCAGGAAACTTTTTCTACTATGGCTAAAAGAAAAACCGAAGCCCCCCAACAGCAGGTTGTTGACCACGCCGACGGGAAAGGCATGACGATTAATGTGAACATCAATGGGATGGGGCAAGCGGATACCGCGCCCACTGAAGTTGATGACAGCGGTATTGCTACTCAGGCGAGTGGCTCGCCCGCTCCTTATGACATGGAGTATGCGGACGGTATGCTGCCCGAAACTCCTATGCCCGGTAGTGCGGATCCCAGCCTCCAACGAACAGACATGGTCGAAGGGCCTGATGGCGAGGAGATGGGCGATGAAGGTGATGGTGAAGGTGAGCCGTTGCCCGAGGATGGCGAAGGCCCGGGTGGCGAGGAAGGCGAGGGTGATATGCCACCCGCCGAAGGCGCCGATGTCGAAGACATGTCTGGTGATGATGACGAGCAAGTTGCCTCCGAACTCGCCTCGCAATACACCGAAGAACAACTGATCATGGCGTTGTATCAGCTTGCTCAGGGCTCGCAAGAGATGGGCGAAGGGATGATGCCTGGGTACTCTGAATCTAAAGATCCAGAGGATAGTGTTGCCGAATTCTCTGAGACGAAGTCTCAGGATCCGCTCGCCGAGAAAGTCGCCCAACTGGAAGAAGAGCTTGCTGCTCAGAGGCGGCTTATGCGCCAGAAAGAGATTACAGATTTCTGTGAAAACCTTTACGAAAAAGGACAACTTACCGAGCAAGTCGTGCCGATTAACGACTTGTCCCGGTTCATGGAAACCTTGAATTCCAAGAACAACGTCAACTTTAGCGAGGCGGGCAAAGCTACTCAATTCGACTTCATGAAGTCGATGCTTGAGAAACTCCCGGCCATGGTCTCGTTCGAAGAAGTGGCGCCTGCCGCTACAGCGCCTAAAAAGCCTAAGGCACCTCGCCCCAGCGCTGATGGCTATGTGTTCGATCAGCGTAATGCCGAGATCCATGCCAAGGCAGTGGAATACTCGGAAAAGAATGGCACGGACTACATGTCCGCCATCAAATTCGTCCTCAATAACGAGGACTGATCACGTATCGGTGTAACACGGGGGCTTACGCCCCCGATAGATATTCAAAAAAGTAAATATATTTACTTAATATCTATACCCCAGGTTACATAAACCGAAACCAATTGTCTAATAACCCCCTAACTTAAGGAGATTAAAATACATGGCGAAAGATCCTCGCTATATGTCGTTTGATCACCAGTATGTCGAGACCGTGACTGTCACTAACAGTACCGCCCTCACTAATGGTATTGAACGTTGTCGTTTTGTTAAGCGCGATGGCGCTTACCCCTCTGCTGGTGGCTATGCCGCTGGCGTGAACATCTTTAAGCTTTATGGCCAAGGTGTTCTTTCTGAAAAAGGCTATCAAGTTGAAGATGCAACTCTTACTCAACTGACTGGTACCCTTGGCATCGCTACCACCGGAGTTATGACCGGTGTTACTACTGAGTTTGAGACTGAACTCGAAGTCGGTACCACGATCCAAGTAGGCGGTCAGCTCTTTCGAGTGATGAGCATCGCTAGTGACCTTAGTGCGACTGTGGCTCCTGCCCCGGCAACCGCTGTTTCCACTGGCACCAGCGCCTTCATCTGGCCTGGCACCTACGAAGGTCAAAGCAATCCTTCGACTACCCCCCGCAAGCCTGGTGTCTTCCCTTATCAGTCCCTGATGAGTGTTGTGACTACCGGTATCGCCATTGTGGAAGTGGATTCGACCTCTACTTTTGCTGTGGATAGTGCGGTGTACTCGACTACTTCCGGTACTGCTTCTAGCACTGCTGGCGGAAAGGTTGTGCTCGGTCGTTGCCTCGATGTTATCAGCGCCGCTGGTGCTGGTCAATTCATCCGCGTGAAGCTTGGCAACGAAGCTGGCGCACAAACTAACTGATAAGGAGAGTTAACTATCATGATGAATTTAGATCAAGTAAGAGTAATTGACCCTATTCTTACTCAAATCGCTCAAGGGTATCGTAACACAGAGGGTGTGGCGACCTTCTTTGCTCCTGCAGTTAGCATGTCTGTGAGAGCAGGTAGAACGCTTGTGTTTGGCAAGGAAGCCTTTGCCGCGCAAAGTTTCTTACGTGCTCCTGGCACCAATATCACGAAAATCAGCAACGAGTTCGGAACTCGTAGCTTCTCGCTTCGTCAAGAAGCGATTAGCTGGCAGATCGCCGAAGAAGTTGCTGCTGAAGCTAAGAATGGTGCTGCTGCTATTGACCTGCGTGCATATGCAGCTAAAGATGCAGCTAACCGCCTCAGCCAGAGCTGGGAAATTCAAGTCTCGGAGAAGGTACTTGATATCACCCAGTATGAAAGTGGCAATGTACTTGACCTCGCCACTTATAACAGTGGTGCTGATCAGTTCAATAGCCCAACTTCTGATGTTGAAGTGCTAATTGACGAAATGCGTGAACAAGTAAGATCACAAGTGGGGATTTACCCCAACAAAATGGTGATCTCTCCTGACGCATTCAACGCGCTGAAGCGTAACAAGCGCATTCGTGACTTCATGCAGCGTGGTGTCCTCGTTAACGAGAAGACTCTCGCCGAGATCTTTGGTCTTGACGAAATCCGTGTTGCACGTCGTCTTAAGCTCAATCAGGATACTAATGCGCTAGAGAATATCTACAACAACGTGGCTATTCTCTTCTATCATCCTTCTCAAGCGACTGATGGTTTTACTCCGGCTCTGGATGCCAACTATGGCAATCCTGCCTTTGCGTATACCTATACGCTTTCAGGTTATCCCATCTCTACGCCGGAACGTTTTTCCGTGGACCGGAGGGTCTTTGAAGGTGACATCCTTGTCGAACGCTCTTTTGAGCTTGTTGGCATGGGTGAAACCGGTAGAGTGGGCGCTGGCGCCGTCTTTCTTAACCCCGTTGGTGAGTCTGCCTGATTAATTGACTAATCAAATAGCTATCCCGTCAGAAATGACGGGATTTTTTAATATACGCCAACCTTTATACTGAATTAGTTTTTTATTGGATAATTGAGAAAGAGAACTTATATTTAGCTTTTGTTCGGGGAACATTTTACTCAACTCTGATATAGATTTTCCCCGGACTTCGCCACAAATGCTGTGAAACCAGTCTATTGGCTTGTATTTAGGATACTTAGATACAAACTTAGGGTTGCCACCCTCTTTGTTATAAATACTCCACCCTTTGTGCTGGGAAATTTCCCCTAAGCTTAGTTTGTTTAGAGAAGACCCATTCAAATTTTGGTCAGGGAAAATACTTATAAGCTCTCTGGTATTTTTCTGGAGAAAAATTCCGTGCTCCGGATGGTACCAGTCCACGGGTTTGTAGCTTTTGCGCTTTTTACCTTTAGATTCTAATAGTTTCCAACCTTTATGGGATAAATTCTTTTTATTAGACACGCCGGATAAAGCGCTTACGCTAAGATTTTGATCAGAAAATTTATTGACCAATTCTGTGACAGAGAGATTATAAATCTCCCCATGGTCTATGTGCCACCAGTTCCTCGAAATGTGATTTTTTCTCCTGTGCTGTTTATTTTTATTCTCCAATTTTTTCCACCCCTTATGGTTAGTTTTTTCTCCCCTATAAACTGAGTCTAAACATCTAATATTTAAAAACATTTCCGGGAACATTTCGCTCAATTCCCCCGAAGACTTTTGAAAAACCTCGCCTACCTTGGGATGATACCAGTCTTTGGGGGTATAATTATAGCTCTTAGAACCCCTGTGAGATTCAGACATTTTTCTTCTAGTTTCATTTGAAACTATAGTTCCGGAAGAGCCCTCTCCCCCATTAGATCTGTTTAATAGTATTCCGGTTCCCAGGTCTTTCCTCCCGTATTTAAGTATAAGCTTCTCCTCCAACTCAAAGGCAGTTCTCTCATCGATATTCTGTTTGTATATTGTAATTCTTTCTTTGGGAGGAGTTCCACAGGGTCTCCCTCCATTTCTATAGGGTCGTTCCGGCCGACCCTTCCCAATATAGTAGGGAGTACCGTCCTCCCTAACATACATGTAAACGACAAAATTCGTGTCTTCCATACCAAAAAGGCCTTCACCGGCCTGGATTCTAACACATTTTTCGTTGAAAGCTCTGTATAAATAGTGTTTTGCGAACTGAATGGCACCGTACACTCCACCCCCAGATTCACACGGTGTAGCTGATCAGTGCAGCCCAGCTTCAGTCGACTATTTTATAGACATTTTTGGTTACAACGAAGCCCTTGAGTTGTCGCGGCTCGAAGATCCCACCGCGAACACTATTAACTACGAAAAAATCCAACTCGCGTTGAATGATGCAGCTCTGCTGATACAGAGTTTTAGAGAAACTGCCCCGCCTGCAGGCAAGTTGTTGATTGCCGGGTCGTTTCGGCGTACGCAAGCTATTATTGCCCGCTGGTATCTGGATACGCTGCGTCCTAGGCAAGCTGTTGTCGATGCGGCAGAGGCAGCACTCAAGCAGCTTGACATCTGGGCGAGTAAAGCAAGTCCGTCTACAGGTATTAAATGGCAAGAAGCGTACAGGTATTGGAACAGTCAATGTGCAATGGTTATGTCGAACACGCAAAGAGATCGGTCTCTTACCGATGTATCTCTGGCTAGGTGGGAAATGCGCTGGGGCACGAACAATCGCTGGAACATATATCGGAGAAAGAACGCCGAAGTTATTAATAGTGTTACGGACAGAGGCCCTAGCGGCAACTTAAGCCGTAACGATGTCACTATAATCGGCGATAGTACACTAGAAGTTAACAAACTGTTTGATGAATTGGAAACAACCCGCGACCTGGCATCGTTCGCCGACACGCAGGAAGCCGTGAATCCACAAGAAGGTGATATTTTAGTGGTCGAAGACAGCGATGGTAATATTACCACGTACGACGGCGGTTTACAGGAATCGGATAATTTCTAAGTTGAAAGCTTAGTAAGTTAGTAGGATATTAAAGGATGTCGCAAAACCAAAGTTATGGCTATGACCCTTTGAATCCGGCTATGCCGGGTGGGGCGGGTATGCTGACTATCCTGCCCAATCAAGGCACAAGTGACTGTTCATGGAATAGCAGTTCGTTGTATGGTCTCAACCAATCGGGGTTTGGTGTGTTCCCCGACTCGACACCTTACAAACAATCGGCAAGCGAACTTCGCCAATACATTATCAACCTTGAAGCTACCCGTAAGTTAAAAGATTTGGCGGATGTGAATTTTACCCGGTCGCCTCAAGCCGATGACATCTTGGCCTACGACTACACGACCGGGTTCTGGGAACTGCTTGATTATGTTTCCGGCGGCGAATTCTGATTCATGGCAGCTTCCTCGCAGCAGCGATACAATACCTCCCCCACCATAGCACATCCTGCGCCTTGAAGTAACGCGAGATGGGCACGGCTTTGGTGTAGACCGTCTCACCCGTCCCAATTAATCTCATTGTGAGATAGCCCCAGGTCTCCATGTACTCCTCGACCTGGCACTGGAATTTGCCGTCCAGTGTATTCTGCCATACAATTTTTGAGTCTGCCATAAAAAAGTGTTGAAAGCTCTTAGCGACATTATTATAGGCCATGCTTCTCGAAATAGAAAACGAACTTCACAGAAAAGTTCACGAGACTTTGGGGCAAAGCGCCGTGGTCCTCCGGCTCGCCGAAAGCCTCGATGAGTCTGGCCGCGTGGCAGAACAGGCAATGATAATTGTGTCGTTCACAGGTGCGGACACCGAAAACCCCCACGAAGGGGCGTATATACCGACAGTCCGTATGAGGAAGATGAACTATACGTTGACTCTTGTACAAAAGCAAGCACAGCGTGAAGGACATTCTTTCTGCCTTCCTATTCTCGACCTATTGGCCGATGCGGTTACGGGTTGGGTCCCAGAAATACCGGGACTCGAATTCCAAACCGGTTTCGAACTCGGGCCGGAGAAATTCGTGCAAGTCACGAAAGAAGGCTCGCAGTTCATCTACGAGCAGACCTACACCATCAAAGTGTTGATTGCGGATTCGAGATTCTATTCGCAGCCTTGTGCAGCCTTCGACCCTATTAAGGTGGAGGACTTCTTGCCAGTACGTAAATGTCTCGTTACTGCTGATAATCGGCAAACGGGCTTAGCGGTCTGGAGGCGGACAGTGGGTGTCGGTCAGGTTCAAAAGTATGTTGTCGAAGACTCGAGATGCGGCAGACTTATTGGTGACAGATTGCACTGGGAGTGCATTGGGCCTGTGGGTTCTGGAGACGCTGAATACGTGTTTATTCCGTCAACCGCAGTAAGGCCGGACGGCACTATTGATAATTCTAAAGTGACGGCGGGCACTTTGAATAACTTTTGGAAATGCACAGCGGAGGGCATTAAGGCAGGAAGCGATTACCCTGATTGGTTTAGGCTTAAAATCGATGCGGGCCTTTGGAGAAACGAGATTGGCACGATCCCCAACACCGAGCCGGGTAAATCAGCCAGACAACAATTGAACATCGACCTTACAAAGGTGTATAATGGGGAATCCAGCCCCTGATTTCTCGCCCCTCCCACCATGAAAGAACAATTTATCGACTCTCTGACAAAACTTTGCAGTGTGGCTAATGCCTCACGTTTATGTCACTGGAATATTTCCGGCAAAGGAAATCAGTTTTACAGCATGCATCTACTTTTTGCTAAAATCTACGAGCTAGCAGAAGAGCATGTTGACGAGCTTGCTGAACAGGCTCGCGGCAGTGACGTCGAAATTCCCGCCAAAGTTTTTCATGAAGTTCCGGAGATTGAGTGGTCTACTAATGAAGACATGGTGGAAGAGTTGTACAAAGTTGTTGAAGATCTGTGCGAGTCTTTGGACTCTCTCCACAAAAAGGCAGACTCGGAAGATGAATTCGGGGTGCTAAACGTGGTAGAAGGTCTGATGACAGTGACCCGTAAAATTAAGTATTTACTTTCTTCTACTATTAGTGAAGATAAAGATAGCTGATATCAATTCAAGAGGGGGAGAATAGTGATTCTCCCTCATCTTCTAATCTGCATATACATATTTGTTTTTCTTGTTCGCAGGGATTTAAAAAATCCAGTATAAATCTGTAAGGACCAGTACTGTTAAGTTTTTCGATATAAAATTCAGACATTTTTACAATAAAATCTTCATCACATAAAACGATTTCACTATACCCCGGCCATTTCTTGTCTTTTAATCTTAGAGGCGGATCTTTTTTCAATAAAATATCGTTTAAGCAAGCTTGCTCGACTAAATAGGCTTCTAACCTGCTACTAAAAAGCCATTGGCTTATTAAATCTCCATACTCCGGGTCTTTAGACCTAGTCTCTACTCTGCTGCTGATTCCAATTTTTACTCTCCCCTGATAGTTTGACAAGTAAAAGGCGTAAAAGTATGTCTCTACTGGTTTATTTTCTATAAGTAAGCTATAAATAGTTTCAAACCCAACATTCCTGCAACAGCTTAAACCTCCCCCGTTTAATATATTGTTAGGGATACCGTAATGAATTTCGTCGTGAACAAGACACTTATGTAAAATTTTTGTATAACAATCTATGTATTCCCCTATTCTAATAACTCTTCCAAACTTAGAAATTTTATCGTCGTAAGTACTCCTCGATACCCTATTTCTTTCACGATATGAATTGCAACAATTCAGTCCTTGGCCTTTAGTAACACACCCAGGAAGGGCTTTATGAAGTTCTCCGTGCCTCAAGCACAAGTGCAATATTGGTGTGTTTGCGTCTATATACTCTCCTATTCTCCTTACTTTGCCATACTTTTCCAGTTTTTTATCATAAGACTTTTTGGCCTTGTCTCTTTTACTGATCGAGGATAAACAACACCGTATACTTCCCCCCTTTATTAAAATAGTAGGGACTCCCGGGTGATTTTCCCCGTGGATAAGGCATCTGTGTGTTATCTTTGTTGTTCGATTTACATAGTTTTCTACTCTTTTTACCCTGCCGTGAGACTTTAATATTTGATCATATATTTTTTGTTCCCTTAGTCTTTCCTCTTCGTTAAATATTTTAGTAGGAGTTTTTCTCGAGCTTTCCTCAGCACAGCAGATTAAGACCCCTCCCTTTCTTAATTCGTAGGGTAGGCCGAAATAATTTTTACTGTGAATCAGGCAAGTATGTAATATTTTTTTTTTTTGTAGTTGCCTTCATAATCTCCTACTCTTTTTACTTTTCCATATTTATTTAGCTCTTTATCATATTTGACCTGGGGGTCTCTATTCCCCGGTAGACAGCTCCTACAGCAGGACATACCATGTCCTCTTAATATGTGCCCGGGATTTGATAAATGCTCTTCTCCGTGCTTTAAGCACCTGTGCAATATATTAAATTTAGTGCCTCGGAAAGGATCTACTCTAACTGCTTTACCGTGAATTGCTATTCTTTTGTCGTATTCTTCTTCCGTTAAGGCTTTCCCCATAAAATTTTCCTCCCTCTACTTTATAATATACCCGCCGTAAGAGAATTTTGTCAACGTTGACAAAAAAAAAGAGAGAAGGGGGAGGACTGATCCTCCCCTTATGATCAAAGATCACGCAATAGGGCGGTAGCAGACATTCGCTACGCCTTGACTCGCTGGTGCGATCTGTGTAAAGGCGCCGGAGGACAGGTCGAGAACTCGGTCGCCAACAGACGGGCCCCGGTCCGAGACCCTTACCACGACTTGCCTGCCATTGGACTGGTTAGTGACGAGAAGCCGGGTACCGAATGGGAGGGTTCTGTGCGCGGTTGTCATAGCGCTGGGGCGCATGGTCTCCCCAGAGGCGGTTGTACGGCCAGCGAAGCCGTCTCCCAGGCCGTAGAACGATGCTCGGCCGCATACACGAGCTAGGGCCTGTGAAGGCAGGGGGAAAGCGGACAGCAAAGCTAGAGAAAGGAGGGGAATGGTGAAAAAACGCATTAGATTAAAGCAAAGGACACCGGATTACGACTCGATTGGCGGGTACGGAAAACCGCGTTACCCCGACAAGGCCGGATCCGGGACGCACCTCAAGCACAACGTGTCGTGAAAGTGGTACGATTCGGGCTTGCGTAGCAAGCCCGGTGAAGGCGGAAAGTGCCTACCCCCCTATGGTAGCACATTATTGGTTTCGATGCTTAATACATAACCTGTGTCACTTCTGGTAAAAAAGATGGACGGGATGAATTGCCAAGGGAAAACAATTTTTAACCCTCTCAACATTAACTCCCCGTCTGCGTCTAAGTCCGTGTCGAGAGTGACGAATGAAGAAGGAAGCATTGGCCAAGCTAAAATCAAAGTAGCTACGACAGCCAGGCTCCACGGAATGGCCCAAAAAGGCCAAATAACAATTAGTGCTATTTTGATTATCCAGCCGTAGTTTTCTGAAGACTGGGTGTTGTCGTTTTCCAAAACAGGAAGTGAGGACTACCTCCCCATTATAGCACACAATGAAACGGTAGGGAGCACCTTATTCCTTAAATACCACAAAGCCCTGACCGTAGCCAGGGCCTTGCAGGGTTTCATACAAGACGGGGGATTCAGGCCGATCCCCGGCCCCCTTGTTTGTCTTGCAGATCTTTGTATTCTAGCACATGCGGAGGGGGAGGATGCGGTAGTCGAGCCTGCCTGTTACCGAGCCGCCAGGCCGGTGGCGAGTTTGCGGCCCAGCGAATCACCGGCAGCGGTGGCCGTGGTGTCGAGCCCCCGCAGCCTCCCTTCAAGCTTTTGGATCTCGGCGCCGTACCGCTGAAACTCGCGGCTGCCGATCTTGGCCTGCTCCTGCAGCCCACGGAATGCGCCAATGCTGCTGCGGATCCCGGCGATCGTGTTGTCGTTGGCGCGGGCGAACTGAAACGTGGCCGCCCGCAAGGTGCTGATCTCGCGTGCCGTGGTTTGGCTGTTCTTACCCAGATCCTGCAGCGACTTCTTTACCCGGTCGATATTCCCGCCGCCCTTCACCTCGGCCGACAGCCGGATGGCGGGCAGCAGAAAGCCCCGGTTGTTGCCGGGGCTAGAAGTCTGCCTTGATCAGGGCTCACCCTCTGGTTCAAGGGCTAGCTTGCGAAGACCAGCAAGCAACTGTTCGTAGTCTTCTTTGAAGTCGCAATCCGAAACTTGAATGTCAATGTTTTTTGACGCATTAAGAAACTGCCCGCCTCCTGGGTTACCAAGGAATCCCAGATTGTGCCGGTGAACAAGCTCCATTATTTTTTTTTTTGTGATAGAGATCGTCCTGTTCATTATTGAAAACCAAGGGCGGGTTTTTATTCACAAATGTAATTGCCTTTCCTTCGCGATCTGCTGCCGCAATCATTTCAAGGGTATCGATTGCGGCCATAATTACATCCGCTTTTGATATTTTCATGGTTGTCGATAGCTCTTCCAAGCGATCAACGAAATCGCCGCCGGCCTTAAATTCAATCCGAAGCATACTCATTGATCTTCCTCCATAGGCACAAAAGTGATACCTCTTCCCTTGTCCCATTCATCCACGGCCCTGATGTATAAGTTTAGGGAATCCCTGAGAACCTCAGCTTTGCTTCGGTTAGTCTTTTCTGCAAGGCTATTCAATGCTTTGATATAAGTGTCGTCAGTGTTAAAGGAAACAGGGTACGAGTTCAACTTTTCTTTGTCTTGACTTTTGAACAATTTGCGAATGGACTGGATCATTGGTTCTCCTCTTTGCTTTTATTCAAAAGATAATTCATCTCTTCCTGGTCTTTCTTCATCCGAGTTTCTAGCAGCCTCAGGCGAGGCTCAATGTCTTGCGGGAATCGCACTTGACCATCCCAGTGGGGAGAAGCGCTGTTGCGCTGATCTTGGAGGCGTTGGCGGGCTTTTGCCTGGGATCTGTTGAACGCCTCTGTTTTGTGAAATAAAAGCGCACACATAGCAGCAACACCTAGCGAGCACAGTATTAATCCAGCTCGCGGCGTGGCCCTGATAACAGCTACGCTAGAAATAAAAGCAAATAAGAAAGTACAGTAAAACACTAGATAGTGCCTATCAATAAAATCATACAGCTTGTCTTTCATTGGTTTTCCTCGGGTGGAGTAGTAAATTTACCCAGCACGAACGGCGTCAGCCATTCGATTACGCCTTCTTGGCACAGGGCCTTGAAGAAGTCTGGATTTTTTTGGATGCAGTCAAAGAGATCTGGCGTACAAAAAATAACTGAAGTTTTACCCTTGGCATAGGATTCAGCGTATTTTACAATAAGCCTTGAGCCCATGTCGTCAACTTCAATCCAGTCATCGACATTTAGTAAAGCTGCAGCTCGCTCTAGTTTTCTTTTTTGCTCATCAGTAACGCCGATCTTGTGAGGGAACTTGTCTTTACCCATCACTCCTCCTCTACAAAAGACAAGAAGCTATTATCAATCAAAGTAACAGCTTCTTTGTCTGTCATCTGGCCATCCTCGACCAACACCTGGTAAAGGAAACGAATGGGCTGGAATTCTTCCGACTCCGGATCGCAGTCCGGCCGATAAGAAAGGATCAAGCCGTAAATGTACGGCACGCCTGAGTCATCGCAAATTTGAAAGACTTCGGACAAGTCCTCAGTCTCGGTCAATAGCGAGGGGAAGGGGAGGGCGGGCATTTGCTTCGTGAGAGGTGCTCAGCGTCCACTCTAGCACGTTTCAAGCGAGTTAAGGACGGGGACCAAGGAAGTGATGGTATGGGCGCGTCCAGGGGCTTCTGGGTGGGGCTGAGACACTGTCACAGTGCTCGCATTAGCAGATTTGCGGAAAATCTTATCCACCTCGATACTACTAAACCAGGCGTTTGCATGCGGCATTTCACATATTCCGTAATTAAACCGTAGCCAAGACCATGACCATAAATGGGCGATTTGATACAGCGCTGAGACGAGGTCCGCGTCGCGTTCGTGGCACATAAACAACACGCTGTCGTGTACGGACATGCAGAACCTCGCCTTTACATTATACTTTTGCAAAAGGTATTCCATGCCTGTTAGAAAGGCATGCAGCATTGCACTACCCGTGGACTGAATGACCCAGTTATTGCGCATTGTGAAGAAGTCTTTGCTTACGTTAATCGGTCTAAAAGCGGTTGACATTTTCGTGCCGGACAACGGGTTTACCGGTATCATTTCGTTGGCGATTTCCGCCATTACGTTGTACGCGTAAGAATCACTTCCATTTAAATATTTGCCCGAGCCGCCAGGGGACTTCTCGCCCTTCTTCGCTTTGATAAGTTTTTGCCCCATCACCGTCGCTTCTTTCATGCCTATGGATTTGTTTCCTTTGCGAATGGTGTTCGCGAGTGTTTTCGCCCCCGAGCCATAAAGCATGCCGTAGTTGCAGTTTTTAGCGATTGTCCTTGAAATCCCTATTCGCTTTGCGGTCATACTGTGCATATCCGTCCCGTCATCTTTAGAACCTGCAAGCACACTATGGCTGTACTGTGTACTGCCTGCGATTTTATAGTTCGAGTCGGCAAATATGCTCGCAACCACTGCTTCTTGGCCATCGTAGTCTGAAGAAACGAATGTATAAGGCGACTTGACCTGTACTCTCGTCTTAACTTCCGTGCCGATTTTTTCCGGCTTAGGGTCAGGCACTGTTAACCATAAATGTTCTCCCGCCCTATTGCTCACAGTGTTATGAGGGACAGTTTGAGGTATTATGATTGTGGTTTCTTTGTCGTCATAGGCGGAAACCGGTAACTGCTCAAGTACACGACTTCTTACCGACGTCCAGTAACTCACTTTAATCGCGAGGCGGATAAGTTCTTGAGCCTGCGGTAAATCGCTTGACAACCTGCCAGATTCAAAATCGTCAAGATAATCCTTGCTGAGTACGCCGCCTACGTTCACACCTTCCCCATTCGGATGGGGCAAGCGTTCATACTGCGATTTTTCTCCGTCCCAAAAAACCCATCCTTTGTCATCTGTGTGTTTAATCGGCTGGCCTTTCCATTTCAACCGAAGCAGGATATGGCTTAATCTGCTCTTGGTTGTGATTGGCTTGAGCACAATTTTCTTCAATTCTTTGCAGTTCTCGGCGTTTCCTCTGTACCACTTAGGAATGCCGTACCATACCGACTTAGGCTTTCCATCCTTCTTAAGGGCGTAGTTAGCCGACCAGTCGAGCTGTGACAACCACGGATCCGACTCGACATCTACATCGTCGTTCTTCCAATCCTCAAGCGCTTGTTCAGCAAGCTCGGTCAGAAGTTCGCTTTGCCGGTTGATCGATTCGCTCCAGACATCTTCACAGGACTCGACCCAGTCATACCATTTGTCGGTGACGGGCAGGACGGACGAAGTCTGGGCAAAATGCCCACACAACGTTGTAAGTGACGGATTAGATTGAAGATATTTTAATGATACTATAGAGTAAAGTTCGAAGGTCAAATACGCGTCTCGTAGGGCGTAGGAAACTAATTCGTCTCTGTCGGGCAAAAAGTCAGCCATACTTCCTGCTTTGACAAACAAATCTCTTGTTTTCTTCGACTCTTTCTCTACCGTTACGTCAGGAGAACAGTGAAAGTTATACGCATCAACCAGGTTATTAAGCGAGCCGTATTTTACCCAACCGGGTTCAGTAACCCATTTGAACGACTTATCCTTGGACTGGGTGAACCAGAAACGTTGCTCGGAGGCAAGTCCGCTGACGTTAATATGAGCGGACATGGTGTCAAACCATAAGTTCCCTGTTGGATTCTGCTTGACATAAGGATTATGTTCAAGAATATACGCCTCTTGGGTGCGTTGCCGGTCAAACCCCACGTTATGCGCGATTAGTAACGAGTTCTTGGTGCCAAGCTTTACAAGCTTTGGCATATACGGTATTTCCGGGTCCACAAACGACTCATGCATCCACACATAATACGAGCCGGACATGCCGAGGGCCGTGGCGAGCACCGGATGACCAAAGTGCGAACCTTTGACGAATGTTTCGCAGTCGAAAATCGCGATCTCCTCGCCTTCCAGTCCCTTATCGTTTAAAATATCAATCTCCCACACCTCATCTTTTAAAGTGTAGCGTACCCAGCCCGGGGTATACACAATGTACGAGGATGGGGGCGGAGAAACAGCTTCTATCGCAGCAAACTTCTTAAGGAGTTGAGCTTTGTCCTTTACAATCCCTTCGCTTATGCTTTTAAAATGCTGTGCAATGTCTTCACCTTCTAGGTTGGGGAGAAAGAACTCTGGCAACGAAGTAAATATTTCCGGGTTTTTGACGGGAAACTCTACGCCAAACTTCTCCATCTCCTCCATAATCTCGGCGATCTTGGGCTGGCCGCCTTTCCAATCCCCGCACAAGTCTGGGGCATAGTTCTCGACCGCCTTACGCCCAAACGCCTTGAACGCCATTTCCTCGGGCAGGATGGAATAACCAAGTGAATTAACAGTCATTTGAGATCAGTAGTAGACAAGAAATTCATCGCGATCGGTGTAATAAACACCTACCGCTTCAAGAGAAGTCGCATCGATTATCGAGACGTTCTTACGCCGGTAAGGGTACCCGTAATGGCCGAAGAAATACTTGTAATCGTCTCGGATACCGTGCCTGGCCAGGTCGTTATCCCTGAACCACACGTAACCTGGGCCGTACAATACTGTTTCACGAGTCACCTCCCTCGTGGCATGAGGATAATAGGCATGTGCGAGCCGGAATTCGCCACCCAGCTCCAGGCTCAAAGGCGCATTTGACAACAACGAAATGTATTTTACCCGTGTCTGCAGGTCTATCTCTCTCAACGCTTTTAGAGTGGATTTTACTTCCTTCTTGCGAATATCTTCTACCGGCATTACAAGGCTTTTAAGGATATAATTTTCATTATTACCCAGTATAAGTGTGGCTTGGCCTTTGTCAACCATTTCACACACTTTTGCAAGCATTTTTACAGGCGAGGTTCTTTTCGTGAACCGAAAAAACGGTTTATGGTGTATAATGTCGCCTACAAACACATAATGATAGCGCAGGGACGGGTCTCGGGCCAAAATCCTCTCTAGGACTTCGACCCTGCCGTGCAAATCCCCCACAAAAGCCCAAGGCCCCTGGTCAGACGTCATAAATCCGGGCCTCAGGGCACCACGGATTCAGTTTACAGTAATTTTCGAAGGCGAGGGCGGGGGAGTGACGCTTTAACAGTTGGAGCAGGAAAAGACGTTGCCAAAAGGTTGAGAAGGCCATGAAAGTTTTTAAGCAGCCCATAGTCTATCACACGTACCGAGAATCGACAACCCTTAAAGCCCCTTTGTGATCTTTTGCTAACCAGACACAGTAATGGCCGGGGAAATCAACAATTACATGGACTATTGTACACCCGAGGCGACTAAGGTAAAACCCTCTCATAAGTGTACAAAGCGTTATTCGGCTCGGTATGAAAAAGTTTCTGTGAAAGATTGAACTGGTTAATGAAGAAAGTTGCAGCGATTACGACTCCGAACCAGATCCACCTCGTCTTTTTCAAATCTTCAATCGACGTCTCTAGGGTTTGAATCTTATCTTTTAGATCAGACTCCGTCCTTTCGATAATCTTTAAAGTTGCGCTGTTTGCCTCCGCCGAGCGATCAATCCGCTCTTCGTGCCTGGTCAGGATACGGGAAATGTTTTGATTCGATTCAGAGATCTTGTCTACTGCCTGCTCGAGTTTTGAAAGCATTTGCCTGCTTAACTCGTCAAAAGCCTGTAGCCTTTCTTCAAGCACAGTTAATCTCGCATCAGGGGAAATTGATGGTTTGGGGATTAAAGACAAAATAAACACCCTGGTCAAAAACCTATACACATAGCTTTCAACCAGGGTGTTGGGTGTTTTTACCAGAGGCCCGGAATTACTTGACCGGTGAGGGCGTAGGCGCCGAGGGAGGCGATAAGGCCGATAAGACCAAGGCGGGAATTCCAGAGTTCGATTTGCTCAGGGCTCGGTTCTTGCATTTTAAAAATTCTCTTGCTTACAGGCTTTAACCGGTTTTTTCTCCGAATCGCGGAGCATTGTCAGGAAACGCTGACATTCCTTCGATTCACGATCTCGAATCTGTCTCTGGCCGAGGTGGTAAGTGAGGAAAGCGGGTTTCATTGGTCGGAAAGTGTGTTTACAGGGCTTTCAACTCTACCAGTCGCAGTCGTAGGGCTTGTCCTGCTTACCGTTGTCGAGTTCGTTTAACTTATCATTAAAATCGGCTAGTATCTCACTTAGATTATTAAGAAATTCCGGATCGATAGGTGTGTTTACACCTTTGAGAAGTCGCTCTTTGAACGGGGCGACTCTTCTTTCTTTGAAGAATTCTTCGTAATATTCGAGGGAAGTAAAGTGAAAAGGTCGGAGGTAGTTTTGTGGGAGATGCTCTTTCTGGAATTCAGTAAGCTTGTCCCAGACTTTTATTCCAGATCTGGTGAGGTTGGCTGGTCGTTGAGGCGATAAATCGGTCATGATAAAAAGGAGTAAAGCGAGAGACCGGGATCGAACCGGTGACTAGAGCTTGGAAGGCTCGGATGTTACCTTAGCGATAGCGTACGTAGATTTACCTTCCAGTACAAGCTTTTCAAGAAGAGTTCTATCCATAAGAATTAAGATTAACGATCACACGTCGAATCGAACGACTCGCTGCTCCTTCCGGCTAGTTGTTAACGCAGATGGGCTTAGAAGGCCCATGCCAGTAGTGTGACCAGGTGGGAGTTAGCAATACTAACTCAATCGGTGAGAGGGGCTACGATCCCCTACGCCTTTCGGCAGCGGTTTTTAAGACCACCGTGTCTACCTATTCCACCACTCACCGCTGTTTGGTACGCGCCGATGGGGTCGAACCATCTCAAAGCCGCTAATCTGGCGGAAAAGGTTTATAAGGCCTCTCTGACTACCGAGTCTGACGCGCATGATGGGGCAAAAGCCCCGTAGTGGTTAACTGCCCTGACCTCTATAGCGCTTCTTGGCGCTGAGGGTGGTGGGCGAGGGCTTTTTGGCCATTTCCTTGGAGAAGAGACGATGTCAGTATAGCACGGGATCCGGTCAGATCAACCGTTCGAGGTTGAGGCGAGACGCTTCAATCAAAATAGCCTCGTCTAACTCTTTCCGGGCTTCCTCCTCCTTGCTCTCAAAATGCTTAGAGGCAAGCCAGCCAGACATTGAGAGTAAGGCGGTTGCAGGAACGACGAACTTCCTCGTTGGCTCGCCCAATAGCCCGAAGCAGGCTACTAGAAAGGTGAAGTATAGTGAGAGTTGGGCAGTAGACCTGGACTTTTCCTTTAAAGAATCAATCTTTTTCATTATCTCTCTCATTTTATCGGAGACGGTGAAAGTGCTCATGGGGTTTAAGGTAACACCTTATCACCTTAGCACGACAGTGGGCTCGCTGCGCAATGAGTCAAAATACTCCACCAAACCGTCCACGATCCCTGACGTGTCAACCAGGTCCGAGCAGGTAAACACGTCGATAGCGGCGGATTCCCACTCCGGCCAGGTATGGATCGAGCAGTGCGAGGTAGTTAATAGGGCGAGGTGGGTAAATCCGCCATTAAATTGATGCGAACTTGTACTTATTATTTCCGCCCTACACTTAATGAGTAAATTAGTAATAAACGGTTCGTACTCGTGTAAGTTAACAAGCCTAGAAACATTGCCGCACTCATAAAGGTTAAGCAAGACGTGCTTGCCCATGCTACAGTCGAGTAACATAAAACGCCTCGCTTTTATCCTCAGAAGCTTTCAACTCATGCATTTTAAATAATTCGGGCGGGAGTATATGAGGTGTAAAATGTCTCAAGTACCGGCCACGATTCCTGTAAGGGGTGGAAACACAAACTTTATGGCCCATCACCGCCAAAGATACAATCTCTTTGACCATGCTATCAAATTTCTTTTTCGTCCAAAGGTAGCGACAACCGTACGAACCGTACTGGTAGGGGAAGTTAAAATATATTACAGTGTTATTGTCCACTGCTGTGGTTTTAAAGGTGTAAATGTCGCGGACTTGAAAGTACACTTGTCTTTGTGAATTGACTTGCGACCATTCTTGTAAAGCGTTGTAGTCTGGTGTAACAGGAGTGTGCTCCCCGACAAACATCCATTTGTTATAATGGTAGTAAAAACCGCTCATTGACAATATGCAGTAATACCGGGCTGTATCTGTCCAGTTCCTTAGGATTCTGCCCCTGTCTTTGTTGTTAAACGAGGCAAGTTCTTTGCAGCGTTGGGTCCAATTCTTTCCATTATCGTACTCCTGCTCCCATACCTCTTTAATTAGTTCGTGCGCGGTGGGGACGAGCAGAAACTTATGCAGCTCGAGCATGTATCGTTCTTTGGTGCAGAGGGTGAGTTTAGGCGAGGGGGAGAAATAGGGCAGATCTGCTTGCGCTGTGTCAATACACAAGACGTGGTGGTTGTTTAGCTCGGGATAAAGTTCGAGGAATTGGAAATGCGTGTCCGTACTGCGCCCCGGACAGTGTATTACCTGTTTCATAGTCCAGGCAAGGAGATTTTATGCCAATCTTTGCCGTTCCAGTAAGAAATTAGCCGTCTTGAGAAGATTCTTACCGTGCCCGGAGGCGGACCATAGAAATTCTTACCTTTTTTGTCATTAGAACTGAACAGCTTAAGCATTTTGTACCTTGTATAGGCTTCGCAGCCTTGGCAGAGTTCTTCCGCCTTGTGAACAAGGTATTTTACCTCGCCGAAAGTGATTTTTTCATGCGCGAGGTCGAAATACCCATGGTTTAGGTATTCAAACTTTCCATTTGCTAGTGGAGTTACCAAACTACCATTTAATTTCAAGTGCTTCATGCTATTGTATTGGTTTACATTGGCATGATCAACCGTATCGCCGAACTTTTGCAAATCCGACAATCTAAAGTCCTTGTAAGTATCGGACAAAGTCACTAAAATTCGGATTTCTGGGGAACAAGAAGTGCTCGATGTGGTCATCCGCGAACTCAGCACCAAAATACGCCTTCAGAATACCACGAGCGGGGTCGTGCGTGGCCATGTACTCGCAATAATCGGTTGGGGGCAAGGCTTTAGCCCCTGAAACCCCCTCCAGCATGCTGTAATACAACGATAGTGTTGTGTTACAGGCACTGTAAAAGTCAGAATACACCGATTTCTCACCTTTCTTAAGCCAAAGCCAAGGGGAAAAGTACTGCTCAAGGTCGTAATGTTTGGATTTTAACCAGTCTCGGGGCAAATCCGGCCCTAAATACGGCTTTATAAGTGTTAAATCTTGGGCTTGGGGGTGAAAATCCACCGCACCAAACGATTTTCCCGGCATTTCAATGTATTCACACCCAAATACCGGCGTATTCACCCCGTTCAAAGGGAAAATTACCATAGTCTGGGCGGTAAATTTTCCCGGAACGTGCAAAATACACTCGCGTCGAAGCGATTTCTCGCTTTCATACGCTTGTGAAACAAGCGTAGCGGCTTTTACTCCCCTTTTCGAGGCGATTCCTCGGCGATAATCACCCCTGTGTAAGGGGAATTCTTGTAATTGAGACGGATTTATCGGCATTCAGCCTCCAAGTAAGCAGATCGCCCTCTTTCCATCCGAGCTGTCCGATCACGTCAGGCGGTAAAGTGATCGTGTAATCTTTGCCTATTACGGTGGAAAAGGTGAATTTCACCGGAGAAATCCCCTTTTTTTATGTGATTTTCTAAATCTTCGCACAAGTCATCCGTCATGGTGTCTACGTACTGAGACAGTCCGATGGCCAAGTTCATTAACTTGTCGTTGTCGCTCGGATCGATCTTCGCGTTGTCGAGCAGCCGCAACAAAGCGTCCAAATTGCTTTGAACAGAGCCTGTGAATTTAAGAAGTTTTTGCTCGTAATCGTCCAAGTCTTCAGTAAAAGTCGAAGTCATAATGGTTTAAGCGGGGCCGAGTCCAAATCTTAGCAGATTATCCCCAGGGCCAAGGCGCTCGCTACTTTCCATAACGCAGGAAATATCGCCTGTAGGCTGACCATCTCCCGACGCTGGGGCGGATTCCGAGGCTGGCGCAACAGTCGATGTACGAGTTGAACTCGTACCAGGGTGTTGTCTCAGCTTCACGACTTGTCGTCTCCTTTTGAGAGTACTTGCTCGACCATTTTAGCATATTTTTTGGGAACATGTCCAATCCGCATTTGAAATCTTTGCCATTTAATCCCCCATAACAAGCGCCATTTGAACATTGTAACTAGAATCCAAAGCCTGAAGCGGGCAAATATCTGCAAATAAAGATATTCGCTTACGTTTTGGTCTTGAAACATAATCCAGGCCAAAACTATTAAGGGGAGTAAGTAATAAAAAGTCAAGTCTTTTGCGCAGTCATAAGATCTTTCAACGTCTCTGCGGAGTTAAGCACTGAGACAGGCACAAAATAGGCAGCTCGACCTCCGGCCGGGTCCGACCAATACTCCTTTTTCATCACGTCACCTGAAACGCACCAACCTTGTATAAAAATCTCATCCCTTTCAATAGTGACAAGGACCATGTTTTTATCCGGGCGTTCATTCCTTTGAACGATTAAGTCATAACAATGCCTGCTTCGGGTTTTAACCTCGATGTCATAGGGGAGATCGGAGCTGCCCCACCTCGGCAAAGACTCGTTGAAAACTGCTTCCTCAAGGCCGAGATGCGCCGCTACGGCCATTTCCCCCATCGCCCCCAGCTCGTGCATTTTTAGCGACCTTGCTCCTTGAGCTGGGGCCCCGTTTCTTCCCACCAGTCCCTTGGACTCGTTCTCCTTTTGGCGCCTTTCCGCCTCCAGCAGAGCGGCGTGCTTTAGTCTCGGTTCCAGCTCGATTTTTAACATTTGCCTTAGGGGATTTACTCGATTCTATGAAGTTTTTCCACTTGTTGTCAATATCCCCCTTGCCCAGGTTCTCCTTTAACCATTTATTGAACTTTCTGGGGGAGATTCCCGCCTTTTCCGCCTCAGCCTTCATAACGTCTTTACGCCCCTGTGGCGCAGGGGGGGTCTCAGGGATACTCTCAGTCATCCAGACCGACCTTGCAGGCGATTCTAGGCACCGCACAGAGGCGATTTGACCGCATATATAAGCATCTAGATCGCCGCCCGGGTGGGACAGCCGCTCTAAGTCGGACGCTCTCGACTTGGCTATCTCCAAGTCCTCTCTGACCGAGCTTATCTCTGTCCCAATAAGACTAGAGATTGGAATACCGATAACATAAGTTGCGAGATCCCGGTCAAGTTTCCATTTCTTCATTACTTTGTCCACCGCTTGCTCTTTGGTAGACGATTTCTTTACAGTGTTTATAAACACATCTAAGTCGTTAAGTACTGTTATCACGGCGTTTAATCTCGACTCCTTCGCCTTCCACTCTTGCATTTCCTTGCCGTGCAATTCGCACAAATAATCCACCCTGGCTTTATACCAGCATTCAATGGCTTGCCTCACACCTACAGTGACCGGCTTGCCATCAATCCCTACAGCGACACACGACACGTTATAAACGTGTTTGAGTCCCGTATTCTTTACAAGAGACGGAATACTTAAATCTCTGTCTTCGGCCGTCTTGAACACAAGCACAATCCTTATACCGTCTCGGCTAGAATGGTCGGACGCGTCAACAAGACCAGGCAATTTCTCCGCCTCGGCAAGCTCTCTGACTCGTTCAAGAAATCTTTCTGACGACCCCTGAGCGAGGCGGGTAATTACAAGTCCCGGGCGTTTTGACCGCTTGCCCCATACAATATTATCATCTTTTACCCATTGCCCATAGGCTGTAATGGCCCCTTTGCCTGTTAGTAACGCTTGGACAACGCCTTCATCCTTGACTATTCTGCCTCCTTGGGGCGGTTCGGGAGGCCTGGTAAACCTCCCGGCCAAAGTGCTATCGCGTATTTTCGGTGATTTAATCCACGAGACAGTGGCGTTCGCAACATCAGACAAAGGCCAGGAAATGTGCGAGCAAGCATAGCCAGATGCGATACCTTGTGTGCCAGTCAGCAACAGAGTGGGGAGTAAAGGAATTATACGCACAGGTTCCTGCTTGCTGCCATCATAATTATCGCGCCATTCCCCCACACTTTTAATCACCTGCTCGATGTACAGTTTCTGCGATATTAATGTCGAGCGTACTTCGAGGTAACGGGCAGCGGCTGGCGAATCGTCCGAAACCATTTGACCGGCGTATACTCCCGTCTGAATCGATCCTCCAGCATTGCCGTGCAAATCGGTCAGAGTGTATCGTTGAGAACTTTGCTGCCCAAGGTTTATAATGGTGCCGGAGCAATTACCTTGTGGGTGATACGTCCCTAGGGTGTGGCCTTCGACCCGGGTTACCTTACAATACGAAGAAGACGGTTTAAGGTCAAGGTCTTTTAACGCGAGGAGTACGCGGCGTTGTGACACTTTTAACCCGTCGACTACATCTGGCAGCGAACGGTTAAATATTGCTGTTGAATACGATAGAAAATCGTGCTTAATCTCGTCAACTATAGAGACTGTTGTTATCGACATTTTTCACAAAGATTTTCTTTTCAATAAAGCTTTCTCGTATGGTGAAGGATTTAAGTATTTCAGGATGAATTCTTTCACCCCTATCGACTCGAGTTCTTGAACGTAAAAGTTCACACGGGCTAAAGCCATTTCCTTAGAACATTTTCTCACCTCGGTGCGGCCTCTCCATTTATTAAGGTGGAGTTCTTCGGGGCAGTCTTTTACAAGCTGTGAATCTTTAAGGCAAGCTTGTTCTATGGCAAATGCTTCCAATCTGGTGTTAAATTGCTTGGCGAATATTTCCTCGCCGTATTCCAAATCCTTCCTGGACTCTAGTCTTCTCGCTATGCCAAATTTAACATATTTTTTGTACCGGGAGAGAGAGTAAGTATAAAAAACGGTCTGGTAATCATTTTCGGCCTTTAAAAGATTTTTAAGCGAACTTCCTAACTTAGGGGCGGCACAGCATGCAAGGCCTTGGCCCCTTAAACAATGATGGGGACTTGCCTGATGAATTTGATTATGCCTTAAGCACTTAAAGTTTATTTTTGTATGAGAGTCAATATACTTTCCTACTCTCTTGATCAGTGGATTTTTTATACTTAACTTGGAGTCAAATTCTAG